AGACAATCCTACGAGTGGTGTTCATGGCGTAACTGGAAATGTAGTTGGAACTAGTGATACACAAACCTTGAGTGACAAAACTTTGTCTGGAGCAACTGTTTCTAGTGGAGATCTGGTTCTATCAGACGATGGTAGTACATTATTCATATCACCTAGTGGATCACAAACTTCCGACACTGCTATTGGATTGGCCACATATGCACAAATTTGGGCACTAGATTCTACTTTCGACGCATGGCAAACTCGACCAACTGCTATAATATATGACGGGGTAAACCATACACTTGATCAATTAGAGTGGTGGATTGATGATGGTAATAACAGCGACCCAAGAATGACATTGGATAGTGGTGGAAATCTAAGTATTGTGGGAAGTCTGTCACAAGGCGGAACAGCCCAGACAGCCGAACAATGGACAGCGACAAAGCTGGGTGTCGGTCTTGATGATATACATTTTGGTATAGATTACAATTCCGGAACCCACAAGGATTGGCAAAGTTTCGGAATGCGGGGAACGGATGATACGATGGGCGCTGAAGGTCCAATTCTAGCATTTTCTGTACCGGGATGGAATAATTTAACTACAGTTAGACTTTCCCAAGATGTGTTCTTTGTATCTGCTTCAGGACTTTCTGGTGGGAGTACTGAGAAATTTGGTCCACAATTTTATCTAGATGGGGAAGATAGTGGAAATACCACATATCTACGTCCATGGCCCGGAAAGACTGCCGGTACTCAACGACCAAACTTCCAGATTGAAGCGGATACAATTCTCCAAGGTGGAACCGCCGTATCGTTGGATGGACATACACACCCAGCCTCCGAAATCACTGCGGGCACCTTCGACGCGGGTGCCTACACGTTCACGCGAGCAACGGCTGACACAACGCCGACTGTGCGTATTGAAAATACGTCAGGTACATCTGGACGAGTTCTACTGACACTGGATGGCGAAAGTGATGAACTGCGGTTTGAGAATTATGATACGGGCGATTGGCAGATCGTTAACTCGGGGCAGAGCAACGGTATTCGCATCAAGGACGGTACGGGTGGGATTACTTTCCTCTACAATGGTTCCGAAGTCGTTGCGATAGATAGCAGCGGCGGCTTGGACACGCTCACTGGCGGGCTCCTAACTGGGGGCACCCAGCGTGTTCAGCAGGACGGCGATCTCGTCAACATCAAAGACATCACGGCGACGGGAAACTGGACAACCACCGGAACGGGGCCACACTCGATTGGTGCCTCGGCTATTGGCTATTACCAGCATTACCAAGGAGGGACATTCACCAGTGACGGGTCCAGTACCGCTGCTGCTGGATGGGCTCTCGGCACTGACCTAATTGCCGCAAATGGAGATACTAGCTGGCTGACAATAGGTGCAATGGGGGGTTCGGCGTTTAACGGCAGTATCACAACCCAAGACAATTCGGAGACGATAAGCTTCGTCAGCACACTGTATCTCACTGAACCCAACATCATAAAAGGCGCGACAGACACGATCTCAAGCGCCGCAACATTGTATATCTCGAACGCGCCCAACGAGGCCACCAACAACTATGCCATCTATGTTGCGACAGGGGACACTCATGTGTCTTTCCTTGAAACCGGGGCGGTAGCGCCCGTTACCACAAGCACATTCGCCTTAGGTAGCGACACGAAACGATGGAGCACCGTCTGGACAGACGACCTTGACCTGACAGGAGAGATCAAAACAGGTAACGGCAGTCTGATTACGCCGGGGTATAGCTTCAGCTCGAATACCGACTCGGGGATGTACTTAGACAACGTGACCCCGGCTCTAAACTTCTCACTGGACTCGGGTCTTGAATTGTCCTTGGAGACGAATCAGTGGGCGTTCGGTGGCTCGTGGACTAACAACTCTGCCACCTCTTTAGATGTCTTTCAATTGCGGAATACCAGTGGCCCGATGGGCATCCTCGCGAGGACGAATACCAGTTCGGACTTTGCCATCACCCATGCGGAAAATGACACGGCTTTCCTGTCTCGCATCCTCTTCGAGAATGCAACGCCAAAGATCCAATTTCAGGGATCTAGTGGTGTTGATTGGATGGAAGTGTCGAGCGCGGGTATGACTGTGTTTGGGTCCGCTGTATTTAGTTCTCCTGCGTTTGTTGATATAACGGTAGACCAAACAGATTCGGGTAAAGCTGTTTTAGGAGTCACATCCGCTACAGCCGAAGCGTTCATTAATTCAGTTGGAAACGGCGCCTACGCAGGTCTTGGTGAGATAAAGTTTCTTATTGAAGGCACAGAAGAGGTTCGTATTGACAATGCTGGTAACGTCGGTATCGGTACTACATCCCCATCCTATAAATTACATACGATTGGATCTGGTTCGGTTCGTCAATTATTCAGAGTAGATCGTGATGGAACGGAAACCCAATACGTTGATATTGATGTCAATGGTCCACAGTTCCCAACCGCAACCGGACTGTCAAGTTATTCTGCCACGACTAATGCAAAACCTTTAATAATAAGAGCTACTACAGACACTTCACACACGGCGAATACGGCCGGCGATATCGCATTAGATTTTAAAACATTTAATACCACACGTATGTATGTTAGTCAGTCTGGTGGAACAGGTCTTGTCGGTATCGGGACTTCCGATCCACTCGCGTTCCTTCATCTGTCTAGTGCGGATGGTGCCAATATGGTGCGTATCCAACACACTGGTGTCACGGGCACTGCTGCGAATCCTTACATCGAGTTTTACGACAGCGCGGCCAGACTCGGCTATATAGGATACGGGTCTGCGGGCAACGGTGATTTGACTATATCAAATGAAGTTGCCGATCACGATTTGGTTTTTCGCAATACCGGCACCGGGAACTTCAGGTTTCTCACGAATAGTGCGACTACGGACTGCCTACTGGAGCTTGAGAACTCAGACGGACGAAAGGCTTATATACAAGCGAACGATACCGCGGGGCTCACGATAGCTACCGGCCTTGCGAATACGCCCATCCATTTCAGAGATTCGGTGGCCACATTCAACATGATGAGCATAGACAACAACGCCACAAACATGGCGATCATCCGAGGGGACACGCAGATTTTGGGCCGTCTCAACCTTCTATACGACGGCACCGTGATGCAACGTATGACCAACGACGATATGTCGCTGACAGACAAGTCGTGGGACATACGAATCGCTGATACGACAGGCGCTCTTGAGATAAGGTCGGTTGAAGATGACGGAACCACCGTCCAAACTCCCTTACAGATAGCACACGCCACTGGCAATGTGCAGGTGAACGCTCAGGCCTACGTCAGAGAGCACCAGACACAATACGAGGACACTGGCACCGTAACTCCGAACTGGGATCTATCGAATCAGTTGCTGATCGACTTCGACTCTACATCCACGACTACGACCATCAACATAAACCCCACCGTGATGCAAGCCGGTGGTTCTTACATTCTGCTTTTGCAGTACAACGGCGGGTCAGCACAGACTGTTGCATGGACCTCATCCATTCCCTTGATCTGGGCCAACGGAGACATTCCAACGACAGCGACAGGCGCAACCGCTGGAGATATTACAGTGTGCCAATTCTTCAAGACCACAGTTGGGACCGACAAGATTATCGGCTCTTACTTTGTGGTGACTTGATGTTCCCCTACCAAGTCGTCGGGGCGATTGGCAATCCCATTGACGAAACGATCTGGGCTGATTTTGATGAGAGTGTTTCGCAGTGGCGAACGTCTACTGGGGGCAGCACGAACCTGCACGACCAAGTTAATGTTGACGGTGTTGACACAACCTACTGTAGACTCACTAGTCCGATTCTTCAGTCTACACGACAACTGGCTTTCGGCATGGAGTCTCCCTCTGGAGAGCCCATCGGAAGTCAAACGGTCGAGTTGCAGATTAGAGCAAAATACCTAGAGCCGGGCCAGACACTTCCCACCGCTCCGACCGTGACGATTAGGATGGACGAGAACAACACGCAAAGGGGGACGAGTTTAGCACTCGACCTCACGACCAGCTTTGCGGATTACAGCTTCTTCCCTTCTACCGCGCAGATAAACAGTGTCGGTGATTGGGATGAGATTGAGGTTGATATGTCCTTCGACAACACAATGAATACAGGATTGGACGAGGAAGCTGATTTTCACGTTTCTGAAGTCAGGATCATCTTTAGCCCATAAGGGGGCCGCATGGCAGTCACAAGAGAGAACAGCGACATCCAGATCACCTTTGATGATGCAGGTGAAATCCTTCGCGTCACGTTTCATAGCGTGTTGCACTTTCCACCTGACGCAGACAACCCCGACCTACAGCTACCTCAACAGGGCGAGCGTAACGTCTGGGAGTACGCAGACCTCTCGACCGGCGACCAAGCCGCGATCACGGCGCTCGTCAACGTGATGACAAATCTTTTTAAAAATGAAAAAGATAAAGAATTAATAGAAAAAACTGAAAAATTATTAAATGTGGATGAAAGTGTTGGGGAATATCCATCTACAGCTAAAATGTTAAAGGGTTTTGCTAAAGATATGTGGTCTTCTGCGAAATACGCCGGACACGGCCTTCCCGTGTTGATCAGTCCCACTTCCGCGTCGGAGAGATATTCCATTTGTGAACAATGTCCTAATCTAACAGAAGAAGCTAGATGTACTGAATGTGGGTGTTTTATGAAAAAGAAAGTGAACCTTGCTGCTTCCTCATGTCCAATAGAAAAGTGGGATTCGGTTCAATAGGTAATATTTATATAAACCCTAACGGAGAAATATTATGACAGCAGTAATAGGTGGTGTAATTTTTGTAGGAGCAGTAGGTGTGGTACTTGCTCCAAGAAGAGATGTAAACTAAAAATGAAAAAAGTAGCAATATACACAGGACGGTTTCAACCTTTTCACAAGGGACATTACTCAGCTTATAAACATCTCGTTGATAAGTTTGGGGAAGAGAACGTTTATATTGCTACAAGTGACCCAAAGGAAACTACTGAACGAGATCCGTTTGATTTTCATGGAAAAAAAGAAATCATAGGTTCTATGTTTGATATTCCGTCAGAAAGAATTGTTCAGGTCAAGAATCCGTATAGTCCTAAAGAAATTTTATCTAAATATGACCAAAATGATACTCAGTTCATCACCGCAGTAGGTGAAAAGGATGGTGATAGATTAAGTGGTGGTAAATACTTTAGAAGATGGGACGATAGTGAAGCTGATCCAGTGCCGTATAAGAAAGGTGGGTACTTTGTAACCGTTCCTAATTTTAAAGTAGATGGAAAGGTTATGAGCGCAACTCAAATTAGAGATAAAATGGGCAACCCAGACGTTTCTATGCGAGATAAGATTGATTTCTTCAAACAATTATATGGCGACTTTGACAAAGGTGTCTTTAAACACATGACTAGTGGTATTGAAAATGGTATTGCTAAGTCAAAAGAGAAGATCGCACAGAAAAAACAAGAACCAGAACCAACAAAGGGTAAAGAAGATCCAGCCGACCCAACTGGCGCTAATTTTGACAAGTCTGCGTTAATGAAGAAGGTTAGAAACCCACAAACAAGACGAGATATCTTGGTAAAAACCGCATTAAACTATGATAAGGACCATCCTGCTTATAAACTAGCAAGAAAGATGTTCCAAGACGGACCAATAGATGAAATATTTGCTCCGATCCTAGTAGAGAATGCACTTATCAATCAATATAATGCTCTGGTTGATCAATATGTTGTTGGTGAAGATGAGAAAAAGAGCTGCCGTATTGAACCGGACGATGATTATACTGAGGTTGAGAAGAAATGCAAAAAGGCATACAAGAAAGGAGTGTTCTATTACCCTCTGGCGTACGCTCTAAGGACTGCCGATCTACCAGACAACCCAGACGAAGACCCACAACCCGAACCCGTAGAGAAACCAACCTCGAAGGTTTCGGAAGAAGAGACTTCTACTGCCCGGGTCAGAAAGTATTACAAGAAAAACCCCGGCAAAGTAAAAGCATATCTCAAGAAAACACAAGATGATAGGGTAGCTAGAAACCGTGATCGTAGAAAGATGGTCAAAAAGCATGGTAAATCAAAGATGAAAAACCATGATGTGCACCACCCGAATGGTCCACAGAACGGTGGAGCTAGATTAGCCAAGAAAGATCATGGTCCCGATAAGAAAAAGAAGAACGAAGCTGCTTTATTTGAAGGTGGTGCTGCTGGACACATGATGCATCCATACGAAGATATGGAATTGACCTTTGGCGAATACAAAGATATGATTAGTAAAGGTCTGGTCGGGTCATTTGGTGATGATTCTGAGATGACTGAAAAGCTAGATGGACAAAATATCGCATTCACGGTCATTGATGGTGAAGTCAGATTCGCTAGAAACAAAGGACACGTTAAAAACCAAGGTCAAAACTCCTTGACAGTTAAGGGAGTTATGGATAAATTTGAAGGCAGAGGTAGTGTTCAACGTGCTTTTGTAGGATCTGCCAAAGATTTAGAAGCTGCTATCAAACAATTACCACCTAAAGAAGTAAAAGAAATGTTTAAGGATGGTAAAAAGTACATGAACACGGAGATTATTCTACCAGATAGTGAAAATGTGATACCATATGGCAAATCAGTACTTGTTTTTCATGGAACTATTGAGTATGATAATGATGGAAAACAAGTAGACATTACTCCAGAAGATGCCTCAACCTTTAATAGTCAAATAAAACAGTATGGTCAAGAACAACAAAAGGTATTTGGTATCCAAGGACCACACGTAATCACATTCAGTGACGAAAATGTTGATGAGCTGGAAGAAAAGGCTAGAGAATATCATAGCCAAATTGATAGATTAGCGGGCAAGATTGATGCTGACGACAATACTCCGGTCAGTGAGTACTATAGAAAGTGGTGGGAAAATGAGGTAACTAAAGAATTGGGTAAAATTGGAGTAGAACCGGACGTTGACCAATTGGACGCACTGGTCAATCGTTTTGCTTTTGGTGACAAGTCAGTAAAAGCTGGAAAATTCCCACCCGATATAAAGAAATGGTTGGGTCAGTATCAAAAGGATGTATACAAACACAAAGTAAAAGAAGCTAGAGCACCATTTGAAATGTTATTCCTACGTGCAGGTAATGATAGCTTAGGTAGAATCAAAGATTTCTTAGGATCAAACAATCCAGGCGCTGTTAAACAACTACATGACGAATTAGAAAAAGTAAAAAAGGCTCTAGATGGTTCACAAGACTTGGGTGATGCCGCTGAAAAGTTATCACAAGAATTTGAACGGTTAGAACAGATTGGAATTGACAAATTAGTTCCAAGCGAAGGTTTGGTATTCATGTATGATGGAAGACCATATAAATTCACAGGTGCATTTGCTCCAATTAATCAGATATTAGGTACGTTTAAGTTCGGTACTCCACAAGCACAAGAACCAACTTCCGGCGGTGGACAAGCTCCGGCGGCCGCCGACGGTGATCGGAACTTTATTAAACAATTTTATGCAGAAAAGATTCGTAATCCTCAAACGGGTAAAGACATTACAGTACAATCTGCACTAACATACGACAAATCACATCCAGCTTATAAAGCTGCAATTCAATTCCTATCTGGAAAGGTGGGTAAACAGGAAGGTTAAGGTTATGACATATAAAAACAAAGAATTGAAGAACGTACACAGAGGCGTACAGGAAACAATTCAAAAGAAAATGAACACTTATGCCAACAAAATCGTTGTTGGTCAGTATTCTGGTAAGAAAGAATACGTTGGAAAAGAAGGCGAGTTCTGGACCGATGACGAAAATCGTCAATGGACCATGAAAAATGGTATCAAACAAAGAATCTCACCCCTTCAAGCCGCTAAAACTCCGTGGTGGTGTCCTGTTTGTGAAAAGACTATGGACAATCTAGACGTTAGGGCGTGGAGAGTTCACGCTAAGTGTTATGATTGTGTTGCTAAAGAAGAGTCCAGAATGAAAATGGACGGTACGTGGAAAGATCATAAGAAAAAAGGTATACTAAATAACCAAATAGCATACCTAACTGATAAACTTATAGAGCTAACGTACTACCACGACACACTTTCTAACCCAGAATACATGACATTCGATGATGATACTGGTAAAATATTGATGGTTGATAAGTATCAGATACCACTAGAGAAGGTAAAAACTGACATTATGACAGAAGTGGTCAATATGAACAAACTTTTAAAAGAAAAAGAACAGGAATTGGCAGAGTTAATGGAGAGTGAGGATGCATAAAGCTATCTTACAATTACTAACCGACAATTTACACTTACTTCCATTGGTGTTAATATGTGTTCTTCTTAGTTCATATACAACATCACTGTTCAAACAAGACCAGATTGATATTTACATTGAGGAATTCAATCAATTTAAGGAACAGGCCGAAAAAACACAACAGTTTGCAGACAGTTTAGCATCACTAGTAGAGGAATATAAAGAAGAAATTGAAGAACTAAATGATAGTATCTTGGTTCAGACTAGTGAATTGACACGAACTTCTATTGTAGTAGCGACTCTTTCTGCCAGAACCGAAGAATTGCGTGATCAATTGGACGATTCAATTATGGAAGAGGTTCCAGAACAGGTGGTGGTATACATAGATGGGTTAGAAGAAGAGAATGTTGCACTCACAGAGAACGTATCAGCTGCTAATCAATTGATTGCAACCCTTCAAACTCAGAGTGATTTGTTCCAAAACTCCCTGACTTTGGAAACTACCCGAGCAGATTCCCTTGCAATCATCGTTGCTGCTATACCAGAACCCCCATCTAACCCAAATAGAGTGTTTGGTTTTATACCAAAACCATCTAGAACCCAAACGTTCATACTAGGAACGTTGGTTGGTGGTGTTGCTACGTGGAAATTGATAGGATAATTCATGTCAACCGACCTAAAAGAGATCATCAAACGAGAGTATACTAAATGTGCTCTTGATCCTGAGTACTTTTTAAGAAAATATGTGTACATTCAGGTACCAAATAAGGGTAGACAACTCTTCGATCTACACAATTATCAAGCAGACACCCTGCAAAAGTTCCAAGAACACCGATATAACATTGTTTTGAAGGGTCGCCAGATTGGTATTTCCACCTTAATTGCTGGTTATGCTCTCTGGAGAATGTTATTCAAGAAAGATGAACAGATTTTGGTCGTTGCTATTAAACAAGAAGTAGCTAAAAACCTAGTAACCAAGGTAAAGTTCATGCATGATCTATTACCAACGTGGTTAAAAGGTATCCTGACCGAAGATAATAAGCTCACATTACGGTTTGCCAACGGATCTGCTATCAAGGCAACAGCCACTAGAGAAGATTCTGGTCGTTCTGAGGCCCTATCCCTACTGATTCTGGATGAGGCCGCCTTCATCGACAACGCAACTGAACTATGGACAGCTGCTCAAGCTACCTTATCTACTACTGGTGGTCAAGCAGTGCTTATTTCTACCCCCAATGGTATGGGTAATTTCTTCCATAAGACATGGGTTGACTCAGAAGCCGGCGAAAATGACTTTGAAAGAACCCTGTTAGATTGGGAAGTTCACCCAGATCGTGACCAAGCATGGGCAGATGACCAACTAAGACAGATGGGTGAGATGAGATTCGCTCAAGAACATGGCGCTTCGTTCATCTTTTCGGGTAATACGGTCATCTCGCCGGACATTATTGAGTTCTATAAACAGACTTATCAACAAGACCCCATACAAAAACGTGGATTTGATAGTAATATATGGGTATGGCAACAGCCAGACTACACCAAATTCTACATTGTAGCCGCTGACGTTGCTCGTGGAGACGGATCTGACTACTCTACGTTCCATGTTATCGACGTTGAAGCCTCCGAACAGGTCGCAGAGTACAAGGGTAAGATCAGTCCAAAGGACTTTGGTAACCTTTTGGTCGCTATTGCCACCGAATATAACGATGCCATCATCATTCCAGACAATGCAAACATTGGATGGGCGTCAATTCAACAAATTATTGACCGTGAATACAAAAATCTCTTCTATATGAGTAACGATATGAAGTATGTAGACACCATGCACCAGATGAATGGTCGATATTACGCTGAAGAGAAGAAAATGGTCCCCGGTTTTACCATTTCTCAACGTACAAGACCACTTTTGATCGCTAAATTGGAATCTTACATGAGAGAACAGTCAATTACCATCCATTCTAGTCGTATGTTGGCCGAATTGGAGACGTTCATCTGGAAAAACAGTAAGGCAGAGGCCCTAGACGGTTATAACGACGATTTAACCCTTGCATTAGCGATTGGTTTGTGGGTTAGAGACACCGCATTGCGACTTAGACAGGAAGGAATTGAGCTAAACAAGCAAATGTTGAATAATATCAGCGGCCACCAGACAAAAGCAGTATTTACATCGAAAGATTTCAATCCAGAAGATACTTGGAAGATTCCACTTGGTCAAGATGGCGATGAAGATTTACGTTGGTTACTGGGATGATGAGAATACTTATATAAAACAAAAGTTACGTAAATTTAATTTAATGGTAAATGACATGAACAGGGAAACTTTAATCTCCATCATTCAAGAAGAAATTGAAGATGTCATGAAAGAACGTGAAATGACTTCTGGACATGAAGATAAAAAAGAACGGATCGTAAAAGATTTAAAAGCGAAAATTCCTTATCTAAAAAAGAAGTACGGTGATCGTTGGAAGGCTGTGATGTATGCTGTTGCTACTAAAGCTGCATTAAAAGACATGACAGAAAAATTAGACCCCGTTGGTCAGGAAGACGACGATATTGATAATGACGGCGACAGCGATGATTCTGACGATTATTTAAAAAATCGTAGAAAGGCAGTTTCTAAGTCAGTAGATGAAGCTGATGATATGTCTGACAAAGAAGTCGATAATAGAGAAAAGATTGCTGATCGTTTAATGAAAAAGAAAGCTGATTTCAAAAAACGTTATGGTGATAATTGGGAAGATGTACTATATGCTACTGCCACCAAATTAGCTATGAGTGGTGATACTGGAGAAGAAGAAAATGATTAAATTAGGTGACCTTTTAAACGAAGATCATAAAGAAACCCTTCATAAAGGAAAGTCAAAGTCTGGTCTAGATTGGGATGCTGATAAAGATAATCCTGAAGAAGACTTATCTAAGTTAGAAAACACACTTGAGGGTGATGACTTAATAGAAATGTATGAGGGTGACCTTGACGATAGGCCAATAAAGTCTTATATTATGTCTATACATAAAATGGCTGCTGAACTCTACAACGTCATGGAAGACACTGACGACCCAGAAGAATGGGTAATGGAAAAAGCAAAAACTTGTAGTGAACTACTAAACGCGGTTCATGGACACGTAACTTATTCCAAAAACAAAGCGGAAGAATTAAATACTAGTGCTCGTGATGAAATTAGAGAAAGAGGCTGGTAGCCAATAACTAACCGGATTGACATATGGCAGACAGATCTGTATTTAAAAGACTAAAAAGATTATTCTCAACCCAAGCAGTAATTAGAAATATCGGTGGTAAAAAACTTAAAGTTTCTGATACTTCTAAAACACAATCATATGGTACGAGAAATTTAATTGACCGCTACAGTAGGGTATATAGTGGTGGTCAATATGGGTATTCTGCCCAAAGTAATTATGATATGTATTCTAGTTTTCAACAAGCTAGATTACAATTATTTCGTGATTATGATTTGATGGACGCGGACCCAATCATTGCATCTGTGCTTGATATTTACGCTGACGAATCAACGGTCAAAGATGAGTTCGGTCAAATCCTTACCATTAGTTCAGAAAATGATCAAATACAAGAAATACTAACTAATCTGTTTTATGACATATTAAACATTGAATTTAATCTCTGGCCTTGGACACGTAATATGTGCAAGTACGGAGATTTCTTTTTGTATTTAATGATTGATCCAGAATATGGAATCATGAATGTGGCTCCACTTTCTGTTTACGAAACCACTAGAATTGAAGGTGACCTAGAAAGTGGTAATCCATTCGCAGTGAGTTTTCACGTAGATCGTGAGCTGTCATTTGTTGCAGAGCCCGATAAGAAAGATTTTGAAAATTATGAAATCGCTCACTTCCGTCTCCTCTCCGATTCCAACTTCCTACCATACGGAAAATCTATGGTCGAGAATGGTCGTAGAATTCATAAGCAGTTAAGACTTATGGAAGACGCAATGCTTATTCATAGAATTACTCGTGCTCCCGATAAAAGAGTATTTAAGGTAGATGTGGGTAACATTCCACCAGCAGAAATTGACAACTACATGGAACGTATTATCAACGGTGTAAAACGTTCCCCGCTAGTTGATCAAAAAACTGGTGAATATAACATGAAGTATAATATTCAAAACATCTTAGAAGATTATTATTTTCCGGTACGCGGGAAAGACGCAGGAACTGAAGTTGATAACCTAAGCGGTCTTCAGTTTAATGCTATTGAAGATATTGAATACCTTCTCCATAAACTAATGGCAGCGTTCAAAGTACCTAAGTCTTTTATTGGGTACGAAGAAGACACGAGCGGCAAAGCTACATTAGCAGCTCAGGACGTTAGGTTCGCAAGAACAATTGAACGTGTTCAAAGAATTATGGTCAGTGAATTGAATAAAATTGCTATTGTTCATTTATATACATTGGGATACCGTGATGAAGAATTGGTAGATTTCAGTCTGTCGTTAACCAACCCATCAATGGTTTACGAATTAGAGAAATTGAATCTTTGGAAAGAAAAGGCTGCTCTTGCTGACCAACTAGCTCAGGGAAGATTCATGTCCCGTGACTGGATTTATAAAAATGTATTTGATGTTAATGAAGAAGATATTATCATCGAACAGTCTAATGTTATTGACGATGCTAAGTTCGAGGGTCAGGTACAGAAAGTAACTCAAGATACTATACAGCCTCCAGAACCTATGGGCCAAGAAGGAACCCCGCCAGGAGGTGGTCCTCCAGTTGAAGAAAATGAAGAAGATTTTTATGACGCTGAAAAAAGTTTAGATGACATTGAACAAATTGCTAAAAAACCTAAAATGGGTAGGCCGCCTGAAGGACATAAATATGGTTCGGACAAGGATAAATTAGGTCGCGATCCCCTTGGATATAAAGAAATATTGGGTGCTATGGATGTGTTGCCTAAAAATAAAAAGAGCGGCAGATCATTTGTCTCGCCCGGATTACGTGAATCTCTCAAGGATTTAGATTTAAATTTAGATTCCGATGACAGCGATTTATTGAAAGATTAATGTTTTGGTAATGATGGATAATATTTAATATATAGACTTAGTGTAGGGTGCTTATGAGTATAAAACATAGTAAATACAAAAATACTGGTATTTTATTTGAGCTATTAACCAGGCAAATTGCTCAGGACGTTTTAGCAGGTACTAAAAATTCTCGGGCCATCCCTATTGTAGAACGGTATTTTAACAAGCATAGGGAACTGGGAAAAGAACTAATTCTATATCGTTCATTTTTCAGTGGCAAGAAATTAACTGAAAATCGTGCATTAGATTACATTAATGTTTTAGTAGATCAGAGAAAGAAATTAAATACAAAAAAATTAAAAGAAGAAAAGTATAATTTAGTAAAAGATATTAAAGAAAATTACGATCTTGGTGATTTTTTATCAAATAGAATTCCTTCTTATAAAATTTATGCATCCATTTATAAGAATTTTGAAACCGCTGTACAAGGATATACGTTCGAAAACGTCCAATCACTAAGTGAATCAAAATATACACTAGTCGAATATCTTTGTGGTGAACTAGAAAACAAAAATATTGTGGTTGAGAGTGAGGTGGTTAATACGCTAAAAGAACAAGAAGAAGATTTACGATTATTGACCTATAAATTAATTCTTGAAAAGTTTAATAAAAAGTATAAGAATTTAAACGAAAATCAAACTAACCTACTAAAAGAATTTTTGAATAATGGGTCATCAAGAGAGTATTTACTAACATTGACCAAAGCAGAGTCAACACGACTATCAGAAATTTTAAGTAAAAAATTAAAAAACGTCGAAGATGATGTTCAACGAATTAAATTAGAAGAAGTTGTAAATCAATTAAATAGCTTTCAAAATCTAAGTCGTGTTAAAAACAATCATTTGACTGCTTTGATGATTGCGTATGAATTAGACAATCAATTAAATAATTTTCAACACCATGACTGAAGATCAATTTAGAGAATTAGTAAGAGAAATTTTAGAAGATGAGTTAGACGAAACTAGTACTACTGCTAGTGCTCCTGGCTACTCAACTCCATTGGCGTTTACGGGTAATAAGAAAAAAAATAAAGAAAAGCAAAAACAAACAGCATTAAAAAGTACATATCAATTAGTTCAGTCGGTTGAAAATTTAGACGAAGCCGTTTCTAGATACAATCGTTTCAAAAACGATCAAGAAAAAACATCAAAACAAAAGATTGGACTGTCGATGAGAGAGGCCAAAAAGGCTATTAGAGAAATAGATAAACAATTAAAAGTATTGACCAAGTATAAAAATGAGTTTAAGTATAGTACTGATCATTACTGGAAACGTACTATAAAGGATATTTATACTATTGAGAAGAAGATACTAAGAATTTCTCAACGTCTTAGGGAGTTAAAATCATGAGCAAACTACTGGTAGAACAGAATTTTATTTCGTATGGTCGTGAGGTAATTAAAGAAGCTCACGATGTTAATAAGCCATTAGTTTTAAGAAATGTGGTTTTGCAGAGAGCTAACTCTAAAAATCAAAATGGTCGTGTGTATCCTAGAGAAATCTTAATGAAAGAAATGGTTCGTTATAGAAATGAATTTGTTGCAGAGAACAGAGCACTTGGGGAACTCGACCACCCAGAAAGTCCAGTGGTTAACCTTAGAAACGTATGTGCTAACATTACTCGCATTGATGGAAAGGGTGACGATGTTGTTGGTGATATGCAAATCCTTTCTACTCCCGCCGGAAACATTGTTCGTGAGTTGATTAAGAACAATATTCGTCTTGGTGTTAGTAGTCGTGGTGTTGGGTCGGTCAAGAATGTTGATGAAAACACATTAGAGGTACAGGAAGATTACAATCTTATTTGCTTTGACGTTGTTTCAAATCCATCGACCCACGGCGCATTCATTAACGAATCCGTCACTCCAGGCAACCTCCAAGTTATGATGAATGTCAATTCTCTTATTCACGATTTTCTTTCGGAAGTAAGATGACCAAAGATGAAGTCCTCCTCCGCCTTGAAACCTTAGATGAAGGTTCGTATACTAGACAAATACTAGATAAATTAGGTGGTCGTGTTATGGATGGATTAGCAGAATATATTGCTGCTAACCCAGACTTCAATGTAAAGAACTTTTTTGACACACATACACAACTCAAAGAATTTGAAGTGTTAGAACAACAGCTTCATCAGATGGCAGAAACAAGAACATCCGGTGAAGTTAATGGGCAGTTGATTGATGGGTTTTCTGCATATATGGTATCTAAGGTATTAGAAAAATTAGACTACAATCAAAAGAAATCACTTCTCAAAAGACCTACTAATGAAATAGTAGCAATTGCATATAAACTAGCGTCCCGATCAGAGTTCTAAAATGGACACTGATACGGTAATCAAGTCTTTTAAACCTAAAAAGACTCTTGAACCTAGTGTGTGGAAGGATAACAAGTTAAACCCCAAGGTCCGAAAAATATTACTACGCGTGGCCGACGACTTTATTAAAGGATGGAAACTCAAAAAAGCGCCTAAGATCAAAGATATTAGATTCACGGGTAGTCTTGCCAACTTTAATTGGTCCAAATTCTCAGATATCGACCTCCATGTAATCGTGGACTTTGATGAAGTGAATAAAGATACAACTTTAGTGGATAGGTTTTTTTCACTTTCTAAGTATAAGTGGAACAAAGATCATGATATTAATATTGGTCCGTATGAAATAGAAGTATATGTTGAAGATGAAGGGGAAGATCATACAGCAACAGGTCTTTTTTCAGTAAAAGACAATAAGTGGTTAAAAGAACCAGAAGAGTCTGATCCAGATTACGACGAAAAAGATATCATGGTCAAGGCTAAATACTTTTTTGAATTGTATAGTGTATTATTATCCAAATTTAAAAAGGGTGAATATGATGAGGTTCTTCAAGGAATTGAAAAGACCAAAGAAAAAATAAAGAAAATGAGAAGTAGTGGTTTAGAGAAAGATGGAGAGTTCTCAACCGAAAACTTAGCATTCAAAGTTCTTCGCAGAACAAAACTATTGGATAAAATGAATAACCTATTTATAAAAGCAACCGACAAACAACTCAGCGAAGATAAAAAGAAACAGGGTGGCTGAGATGACTAGGGTGATTAGTTAATCACGAGGAGAAATTATGTCAATGGTAAATTTAAATTGGACAGGGTATAATGATTAAGATGATTTTGCAAACTGCAAAAACTGCTGCTTTAGCAGCTATTACGATCAAAGTAGCACGTGCTAGTGTGGAAGTGGTAGACCGTACATGGGATAGGGTGACCCGCCGATGATAGCAGGCGCGATCCCTTTGGTAGGCTGGACCCTCTTCACAGGTGTCTGTGCCATCCCAATGATCAAGGGCACACGGATGCTGGCCGAATGGCTTGAGGAGCGACCAGACGGCAGCATCAGTAAGGGCAAAAGCAACAGCCTGATCCCGCTCACCGCCAGCGCCTTAGCCTTCGGCGCACTTGCCTACGGTTTTGGCTTCGGCGGCATCGCTAGTATCGCGGGTGGTGCCATGACACCGCCGCCATCGCAGGTGTTCAGCGCACCCAACACGCCCACAGTGGACATCACGGTTTTTGCCGCAACTGGCGACTCGCTGTTCTGGCTCGGTTCCGCGTTCAGTGCAGACCCTGGCGACACGCACGATAGCACACAGCTACAGATCGACACAATCGGAACGGGTGATTGGACTTCGCCAGTTTATACCGACAGCGTGACGCCAGCGCTTGAACGAGACACGGTGCCACCCCTGACGGTCAAGGCGCAACTGGACTCCGCCGCAGTGTTGAAGGCCCGTATCCGGTACTACGGCCGCGAGGGCGGCTGGTCCGCGTGGTCTGACAGTCTTGAGTTCACGATGGTCCCATACGGAGTGCCCAACACTCCCAGCGTGGACATCGTGGTGTTCGCCGCTACCGACGACAGCCTCTACTGGCTGGGCACTCCGTTCAATGGCGATGCGGGGGACATTCACCAAGAGACGCAACTACAGATTGATTCGGTCGGTGCCGCCTTCGGAACGAACGTCTTTACCGACACAATCAGTTCTGCACTAGAACGCGACACCTTGCCGCCGGTAACCAACAAGACCCTACCCGGCTACCAAACGTGGCCCGATAACCCTGAACTCAAGGCTCGTATCCGCTACAGGGGCTTGGGTGGGTGGTCCGCATGGAGTGACTCTATAACATTCACCATGGCACAAACCCTTGAGACATTCGGGTCGCCCGTCATTGATGAGGATTTCGAGTACTACGACATCATCGACTCGCTCAATGACTGCAATGCCTGCAACAACGGCTCCGCTTCACCGTGGACCGCCGAGGCGGACGGCGGGGGCGCGGGCGGTTCCGGGCCGGTCATTGACACAACCACAGGCTATAATGGTCGTCGCCATTCCTTGCGGTACGACTACTACGTGGCAGACTCAACAGCCTCTCAGACCATCACGCGCGACCTAGATTTCCTTAATGATTTCGGCCTTGGCCGCCAATTGGAAATTTGGACTGAGTTTGCGATCCGGTATAACACAGATTTCATGACTGACCCGCCGGGATCGGAGACGCCTCCCGGCGACCACAAGCTCTTCTTCGGAGGAACCAAGCAGAGCGCAACGTATCGCTGGCAATTCAAGGTGGGTAGTAATTCCAACCCAAACAACTCAGTCGGCGGAGGGCACGCGGGAACTAATACCAGTACCACCTACTTCTCCGGCAGGACGGCACAAAACACGTTCTGGAATGACGGCGAGTGGCACACTGTGCGAATACACTGGAAGCACTCAGATCCCGCCAACGCGACCAACGCGATTCAAGAGTATTGGATTGACGGCGATAGCGTTTTCGCTGAGACGGGCTTTGCGACAATTAGCTCAGATAGCACAGGGGGCGAGCCTAGAGTGGACTCTATCACGGGATTCTCGCTGGGGAGGAACAAAGACGACGGGCCAACCGCAAAGCTCATATCGCTGTGGTGGGGCTATATAAAAGTGTGGACCTCGGACCCCGGCTGGTGATCTGAATGGCTTTCCTTGAGTATCTAGACGCCTACGCAGCGGACCCGTCAGGGCCAACTCCCGGTACCTCGATCATCTTCTCGCTCGGCTGGGACGAAACAGCGACCACCACGAGCACAGTGGTCGATGTTGGGGGCTCACCGACTCGGGACGCGTTTTTCACGTATGCGATGACGCCAGCAGCAGGAACATCAACAATTCTTCAACAACACGGGTAATTCATTATGTCATTCTACAAAAAAGTACAGCACGGAGCGACTGACGTATCCGTGACGTTCAAGGTCATCGACTCAACCGACCTCACGCCAGAGACGGGCTACGCGTTCGACACTACGGGCGTAGATTTCTGGTATAGGCGCGGTGCCAC